GCAACTACTGGATTAGCCATGAGGGAATTCCTCGCGATACTTCGCAAAATCTTCGCCGTATAGTGCCATTACCGCACCTGCTTTTTCCATAGCAGACTCACGGCCAAGACACAACAGCACCGTTAACAACACAATGTCGTAATAGGCAGCACGCCAGACAAACGACTTCTCGTCTGCCCGACCCGACCGTTCAGCGTCATCCGACGCTTTCCACTTACAAATCGCCGTAGCCAATGCTGGCAATAACTGACTAGCATTAGCCATAAAGAAACTGTTTGCAGGCATGTTAACGAGGCAACGCCACACCGTGTTATCCAGCGCAGCCCGGCCTACCGGATCGCCGTCAGCCACGTCGTCAAACGTCTGGGTGACGTGCCACAGGTCTAGCAGCCAAGCCGCAGCGTCAGGCGGCAGCCCGAGTTCCCTGAAGTTCTCCGTCAGCCAGTATTCGGCAGTCGTCACGAGACTTCTCGCCCCGACGAACGGATGTTAATAGCCGACGCCGCCGAGGCCAGCGTCGAGATAAACCCACCCGCTTGCAGCACATGGCCGACCAGTTCGGGGAACGTGTACGTCTCGCTCGGCAACAGGGTCTTGTTCTTAATGATCAAGTTCTGATTGCCCGACGAGTCAAACTGCGTCACGAGGTTGACTGACAGGGTGGCCGCCGAGGCGCTGTAATTGGTCGCCGTAAACTTGTCGATAATGGCCGACACGTTCTGCGCTGTGTATTGAGTTGTCTGACTATTCTCCGCAATCTTTGCGGGGATCAGGACTTTGACGTTAACTGCCATGTGTCACCTAAAAGGTAAATACCATTCGGACGCGGCCATCGGCTCCTGGTAGACCAGCATCTCCGCCTTCTACCGGATCACCACCGTTACCGCCAGCGCCACCAGTAAGGCTACCAACGCCAGCAATCGCAGCCGCGCCCGTTTGCGTAAACGCCGCCCCGCCATTGCCGTTAGTGTTAGTTGTGTTGCCGCCTGAAGCCGTGCCGCCAGCGCCTTGCTGGCTCCCATAAATGCCAATACCACCGTAGCCTCCAAAGCCCCCCGTCGCAATCATTTCGGGCAGGGCATACGTCCCGGCATACGCCACTGACTGACCGCCTGCGCCGCCAACCGCGTCACCAAGCGAACCGCCTGTGCCGCCAGCACCAACAGTGTACAGGATGGTTTTACCAGCATCCGAGCCAGTTAGAGCCAACACTGTTTTAGCGTAGGCACCACCACCGCCGCCGCCACCGGGGTTGTCTTGCGGCTCATAAGCAAACTCGCCAAAAATGTTCGTGACCGTACCGTAGCCGCCACCACCACCAGCGCCCCAAACCTCAATGGTAACGCCCGTAGCGCTGGCTGGAATCGTGACTGAACCCGAGCCGGACGAGTAATCTACGACGCCCGCACCGGCTCCTCCGGTCGTGCCTGCAATCGCTGCTGCTAGGGTGGCGCCGCCCATTAGGACAATCCCGCTCCGCTGATCAGCCACGAAGTCGAGCCAATCTTGACGCAAGTCGCCAAGCCGTTACGCGCCAACGTACGGGTGCCCGTCGTCGTGCTGTTAGCCAGCGTCAGCGTGTCGGTCGTAATGCCAATCGACAACGCCGTTGTATTAACGTTAACAATAATAATGACCGTGCCAATCGGGAACGCCACAGCGGAGTTGGCCGGAATGGTTAGGGTCAGCGACGTGCCGTTCATCAGAATGGACTTGCCGCGATCCGCCAACACCAACTGATAGTTAGTTGTTTTGCTAACTTGCGGCGCCTCTCGATACCCCACCGCCCAGTTGGCGCTAATTGCGTCGTTATCAGGGATTAACGGCGTGCCAGTAAAAGTGGGCGATGCTTTTGGGGCGTAAGTATTTGCGGCAACCGTTGCAGTAATGCCATCCGTAATGCCGTATCCAGCCAGCGTCGTCGGCTTGCCCGTAATGGAAGACCAAGCAATAGACTCAGTGGATACGTCGTTAATGCCGGGAATATCGTCGTATTCGCGGATTTGAACATTAGACGAATTCGTAACAACAAACCGATACCGCTGCCCTTGAGATAGCCACATGTCTTCTGGCAATCGGCCAGCAGAGTCAAGGATAATGGGATTGGAATTAGCCGTTACGCCCGTGTAAGACGTATAGGTATTGGTCGGGGTAGTTGTGCCAGCCGCATAGGTGTAAATCTTTCCACCCGACAGGATTTCCCCGTCGTCAGTAAAAAGTTGTGCCCCAGCGCCAGCAAAGGCGGAAAGGAAAACGGTCATACGTACACCTGCATAACAGTCAAAATGATAGAAGGTATGGCTGGAACCGGCGCAGCAGCGGCAAATGTCTGCAACTGAACGCTTAAGTCACTAACTGAAAAATACAACTGAAAGTAATCGCCATTGGATAACGGCAAGAAAAAGTTAGCCGCCGAAAATATTTCAGCGTTGTTGCCTTGAATCTGAATCAACGACGCTGAATTGGCTACCGCCGTTCCGTTAATAGCAGGCCAGATGTAGAACTGCCCGGTGCCGCCAGAAGTCTTGTCAATCTGGATTGAGAACTGGACGTTGTAGATAGCAGGGCGAGTAACTTTAATTTTGGTGTTATCAGCGGGGTCGCGGTACACGCCATAGGCGGGGTCAGCGTTGTTATAAGTAATTGCCGTTGCTGTGTTAATAACCGCAGCCGCTTGCGTTTGCGTTGAGAAAAACGACCCGTAGTTAATTAGGCCTGGTTCAAACCGAGGCGGCCCTTTATGCAAATCGTCGATTTGGGTACGCAGTACCGCTACCTCGTCCTCAACGTTCGCCGCAAGTGATGGGGTAATCTCAAGGTCGGCCAACGATGTGGCCGTTGTGCCGCCGCCCGTCAGTTGGTACTGATTGTTAAGGAAGCGGAACCACTCACGCGAAACCAAGCCCGTCCGTTCGTCAAGGAACGGAACACGCGGGGCTGGAATTTGCGTGATGTTCTGTGCCATTAGGATGCCGTCGGACTAATTTGTAGTTCGGCGCCCATGATGGCAACCTTAACCGGATCGGTGCCGCTAATCTCGTACACGCGGTCGCGCAGTTTTAACGTCATGCCAAGACGACGGAATATGACGCGAGCGCCGTACTGGCCTACACGCCCCATCGACACTTGCCGCTCGCCATTCCAAGTGTGGCCGCCATCATCCGACCAGCGCAACATCAACTGCGGATTAGCGCCCAGCACAATAGAACCTTCGCCTTCTAACAACAAAAACCCAGAGGTTGACCCGTCATATCCGGTGACATAAATCGTGTCGCCATCTTCGGTCGTAATTTCCTCAAGCAGTTCTGTTCCCAAGAGGCCGGTGTTAATAATAGTCCCGTCATTCTCCAGCAAAATGTGCCCACTATCTTCCAGCAAAATTGACCCAAACAAATCAAACCGATCGTTTCCAGGCAATCCAACGCCTGTTTCACAGTCAATTTGCAGAGAATGATGCGTAGTGCGCTTAAGATCGTTAGCGCCTGGAGCCAACGCACGCCACGACCGCAACCATTTCTGGGTCTGTCCGTCGTCGGCATAAATGTCTAAATCAAACTCGTACACCTTGCCATTTTCGTAATCACCGATAATTGGCACCCCGTTGAACCGGGCGTGGCAGTTGCCACGGTGACGCTTAAAATCGCCGTTACGGAAGCCAGCGCGTTCGTGCCACGAGCCAGTCGCGGCATCAAACACCCACGTTGTATCAGCATCGGTAAAGTTCAGTACATAAAACGTGTGGCCGTCTTGCTGGTAGGTATAACCTACTGCATCGGCCAGATTGCCATACCCTTGAATGGCAAACTCTACGGCATGAGTAGAGATACGCACGCCTTGATAGCCGTTGGCTCGATAGACGATGCCCTGACCGCGAGCGTCTGCGCCTAGCCAAAAGACGGAGTTGTCCATCTTGGCGACCGAGTAGGGGGCAATACAGCCTATCTCGTTGTAAGCGCCTTGGATGCGGGTGAGGGGAAAGTCGGGATCGCCCGAGTTGTACCAGACCTCCACCGAATTCGTGCCAAACAGCCACGCTTCTCGGTGGTCAATGATCAGGGAGACTAGCCCGTCTGGTGAACCCTCCGCACTCGCAAAATCCAAAGGGTCAACTGACAGCCCATCCAATAAGGCTGTGACCCATACTCTCTGCGAGTTCGGCTCATTGAATACAAAGTAACCGTCAAGATAGCCTACGTTCACAGCACCCGGAAAATCCGGGTCAGTGATCTGAGCAAAGGCAAGCGTATCTGTGTTGTAGATAAACCCGTCAGGATTACAGGCTATAAATATCTGCGTTCCATTGTCGGCAATTGACACTGGACCAGTTCCAGTCACATCGCCAATTTTATTAGCCGCGTATGTTGTGGTCAGCCGATAAAACTCGCTGCCTGAAACGACATACAAGTAGTTACCAAGACTGTACACGCCACGAATAGGGCCAGTGCCAACCGTGGCTTTTAACGTCAAGCCGGGGCAGCGTTGCAGATATGCAGGCTCTTTTCCGCCTTCTGGGATAACCTCTGGATAAAGGTTCACCATCCGGTTGTCGGCAGCATTGACCGACCGGATAACATACGACGACCCAAGGATCGGCGTCTTCACTTAGAAGTTCCCGGTAAAGATATTAAAGCGCGGACGGTTGACGATTAGCGCCGCTGGCATTGCCATCAAGTCATCCGGGTTGTTGATGCGCTTCAAGTTGCGCTTGCTGTACATCGCAATACGCTGCACCTGCGGAGACGGCTCAACGCCAAACTCGGCAGCCAGTTCGCAGGCCAAGTTGTAGCGAAACGCACGCAGGTATCCAGGCGGAAACGCCAAGTTAGTTTCTAGCGTGGCTGGCTGAGCCAGCGGACGTACCGACACAAAGTGAAACTCCAGTACGCGAGTCGGCACCGGGTAAATGTAAATCTCCACATCCGGGTAGGTCATGTTGACCCACATTAACTGTGGATAAGTAGACGTTACGGTCTTAACGGCAATATTGTTGTACTGCTCGTTGTTAATTAGTTTGATGCCATACGACACGTTGGTCGAGGCATCACGGAAATAGGTGGCGTCGTCCATTAGGATCGGACGCTCGGCTACAAACGTACCTGTCGGCCCCATCGTAATGGTGCGGACGTTAGGCTGCCAGTTATAGACTTGATCTTGGGTCGAGAACACAGACAATCGCTCGGTGTTCCACGAGTCAATCATCTGGTTTAAGGCAGTGAGGGCGTCTTGAGACGTGGCTGCCGAAGGCACTTCACCTTCTGCCAATTGCCCGATCAGACGCAGCGCACCGTTGATCTGGTCAGCAGCGGTGGTTGCCATGTACTACTCCCGGCGTCGTCGTCGCGCCCTTAATGCGTTATCAGAATTCCCCGATGCCGACAAGTCTGCCGACACCGGGGATTCTGAATCATCCGGGTCAGAGGGGTCAAATTCCTCCCACCCATGCTCCATATCTTCCCGCGCTTCCAGCCACGAGATTGCTACTTTCTCCCCGTGCTTGGGGTGGCGAAGGTAGATATTCGGCATATTACGAAGCCAGCAACGGCACCGTGTACCAAGTCGTCGCGTCATACGCCACGAGCAGCATCGAGGTCTTTGCCGCCATGTCGTAAGAAGCATTTGCAGCCAGCGCGTTGATCGCATCGCCAGAGGCCGGATAGACCTTTAGCACCGCGTTCGCCGCATCGGCGTTCTTGATAATCACAACCAAGCCAGCCGCAGCCGCCGGAAGGACAACGCCCTTGGCAGCGTCAGCACCCGTCACAAGCGTAAAACCGCCCGCAACAGCCGCCGCCGTACCCTGGTTGCTGCCTGCTGCTGCTACCGTAGCCGACTTAATAAACAAATCGCCGCTTGCCGTGACCGAAGCCGACGACACGCTGCCCGCCGATAGAGCGCCAGAAACGGACGCACTGGCTGCCGTGACGGCACCAGTGACGCTTACGCTCTGAAACTCTGGATCGGCGTATGCAACACCAATCGCCTGTGTATTAGGCATATCAATACCCCTTCAGGTTAGCCCCCGGCGAGTTTCCCCGCCGGAGGCATTGCCATTACGAAATGCGGTAGCAGGTCCACGTACCGTCGCCCGTCTTACGAGCGCGGAAATGACCCGACGTACCGTTGTCGACCTGACCAGCGCCGACCAGCGTCCAACCCGTTCCAACCGCAACGGTCACGTCATCCGTGCCACCGTCAATGTTGACAACAAAGAAGTCAAACGCCGCGTCCACCTTAGAGGCAGCCGAGACATAGGCTTCAAGGTCGGCAACGGTCGGCAGCGTCATGTTGCCCGCCGTACCGTCAAACGTGAAGAGGCCGTTAGCCAACTGAGCAGCAGTCACCGTCGCAGCAGCAGTCAACGCCGTAGGAGCGCCCTGCACGAACAGCAGCGGCTCGCCGACATTACCGTCTGTAACCTGATAACCACCAGCGCCATTAGGAAGTGCCATTTTGTATTACTCCGTGAATAAGGTTAAGAATTAGCCCCAGAGGCGCACGGCCATCTGCGGACGAATCACCGAGTAGCCATACAGCACGTCGATACGGCACGGCATACGGTCGTTGTTGATGTCGTACTGACGGACAACGCGCATGGAGATACCGTTGTGGACCTGACGCGAAGCCATGTCAACGCCCTGCGGGAGCAGGAGGTCAGCCGTGGCAAACGCAATCGCGTCGCGGTGGTACACGAGGTTCTGCGGGTACTGGGTCGAAGCGCCACCCAAGAAGGTGACAGCAGCGCCAGACTGCGGGAACGAATCGACCGTGGCAAGAGCGTTCGACGACGTGTAGATCGCCGGGCTGATCTTGACCGCAGCGTACGCGCCACCCGAAGCCGCCACGTCTTCCGTGACCACAAACTGCTGGAGCGAGCCAGTCGATTCGCGGGTCTGCGGGTTGACAGCGTAGACGTTCGCAATCGTGAACACGTCGCCCTTCTTGATGGTCTGCGTGCCAGTGCCGGTGATGGCAATGGTCGAAGTACCTTGAGCCGAGACGGTCGTGGTGACGGTGTGAGCGCCCGAGCGGCTGCCAGTCGTGAACTGCTTGATCGACTGCGACATGTTGAGTTCTTCAAACCCAAGGATGCCTTCGCCAAACATGCCGTTCTTGAACTGCGCCGAGATGGTGCTGACCGGGTTAAAGAGACCCTTCATGCCCTCGATGAGCGCGGCGTTCGCAGCCGGGTTCACGGTGACATAGCGCGGCGACATCACGGCAGCCGACTCGTTCAACTTCTGCTGGGCAGCAAGAAGAACGGCAGTGCTGGCCGGGGTCGTGCCGGGGGTGCCAACTGACTGATAGACGTTGTTGAACGAGTTAGCAACGTCAGCGTCAATGCTGGCGGCCAACTGGCTGATACGCGGCTTCAGCACACGCTCGGCAAAGTCGTCCAACTGCATGGTCATTTCGGCAGTCGTAAAGTTCACGCCGATGTGCTTCTGCGAAGCAACGGTCAACGTGGTGAACTGCTCGTTGTCGTCCTGCACCTGGAGGGCAGCACCGTCGGTCACGAGAGCGCGGTCCGGCAAGCGGATACGCAGCGTGGTGCCGATCTTGGCGCCTTCAACGGCGTAGGAATCGTCGTACTGGCGGTTCACATTGCGGGTCAGCACGAGATTGTTTTCAAGAATCTCCAACGCTTTCCGCGTGATCATGTCAATTGTAAGAAGTGTATTAGCCACTTTCGTGTCCTCAAAAAGAAGTTAGCGGTTACGACGCGCTTCCCACTGCTTAATCTGTCGCTGGCGTTCGCGCTCAATCCACTCTGACGCACTCATGGCCGAAATCGACCGTGGGTCCGTCGTGTCGTAGACCGAGGCGCTAGTGCCTTTTGCCGTGACAGGCTTAATCGGCGGTGGCGCACTGGTTGTCTTTTTTACCGGGGCGGGATTGTCAGCCAACTTGGCCTCAATCTTCCCGATTTCCTTTGCTTGCATGTAGGGCGACATCCGGGCGATACGGTCAGCCTCACGGGGGTTAGAACCGAGGTAATAAGCAATATCGGGTCCAACATCCGAAGCCTGAATCGTCTGGGCCATAACGGTCGTGATCGGCAGGTTTTGGTTGTACGCGACTTGCTCGAAGTCCGTGTACCGTTCCCTAGCCGCTTCTTCACGCTCGTGATATGCCTCCAGAAGAGCCATTTGCTCACGCTCTGCCTCGCGTCGGGCGAGAAGTTCCGCAGCCTTACGCTCGGCCAAAGCCTCTGCGTAACCCTCCGGGTCTTCTTCCTTGCTAGGCAGCGCGACTGACTCAGCCGGTGTCGGCTGTGCCTTGAGCGCCTGCTCTCTCTCCCACTTGCGCCGCTCTCGTGCAAGCCTCTTGCCGACCATTGCGTCCAACTCTTCTTGAGTGAACGATTTGGCTGGCTTTTCCTCCGGCTGTTGCGTTTCCGCAACGACTTCGGGTTCCGGGGCAGCCGTGACCGCCGGTTCCGGCGCGGAAACTTCCGCTACAACTTCAGGGACTACATTTTCGTCCGACATAACATTCCTTACGGATACCTGGTGAAACGCACCAGTACGGTTAAACTTTAACTTACACGTTGCGTATATGCAACAGCATTAGGTAACTCGAACCTTGACAGTCGATCCGGTGCGATACAGGTGGTTAATAGAAATACCGCCTGCCGCAGCAGCCGCGTCGTCAGCAAAGTTTTGCAACAACGGCATCCAAATTTGCCGGTCATTTCTAAATCCAGTGATTACGTTGCCGTTGCTATCGTAAAAAATACCGGCGTAGTTTGATGAAGTTTGGTCCGCCCCGGCTACGGTTAACCTAACGTCCGGTTGAACTGGGAAACCAATTCCAACACGCCCGCTAGTGTCTTTGGCAAACTGATTGGTCGTGTCCGTCCATGCGGTCGTTGCGGCGTTACCAGATCGGTATACGCCGTTTATGACCTGCACATTTGTGCCGTCTGAAATGCCGCCCGGAGCGTAATCAGCGGTTGAAATAAAGTTTGTACACAAAACAACATTTTCATGGAACAGGCTTGGGAAAACCGTGTTGCCAGCCGAAAACACGTATTCAGTCGGGCCGTAATACATGGTTTCGCCATTCGGATTGAAAATGTAATTGCCTGTAATGCAAATGCTTTTGTTGGAAACGCCGCCACCAAAGAAGTTAAATTCTGGCGAGTAGTTTGATTCCAAATGACAGTTAGTCAGGGCAAATCCACTGGCACCCGTTATATCGCAAATACTGGATTGAATTCCCTCAATGACGCAACTCGTAAACGACAGCCCGTTAGTTCCACGGGCCGGATCAATGCAGCGAACAATCGTAAAGCCATTCTCAATAATGCAGTGCGTAAACTTAACGTCGTATGAACCCGCAACGTTGATGAAATTGGACGGATTGTTGCGTATGTTGCAATGCAAGAAATACAGAGTTTGCGCGTAACTCGTTGAGATCATGCAACGAATTAAAAAGAACACGCAGTTTTGAAACTTAATCCGCAAGAATTTTGCGGACAGAACATAACTAGAGTTGAAAACGCTAGATGACTCAAAACGGATGTTTTCAAACGTTACAAATTCCGACTGAGGGGCAGTCGTGAACGGAAGCGTTGAGTCAAAAATGGTGACGTTCCCGGTGGTATAAAAACCTGCATCCGGGCCAGTTCCCATAATGATGAATTCATCGCTGTTTTGGTCAACCAAACGGTTAATAATCAGCGAAGTAACAATCTTGCACTTTCCAGGGATTAACAACGTCGGCCAGTTGTTTGCCGCACAGTAGTCAATTGCGGCCTGAACAGCCGCCGAGTCATCTGCAACTCCGTTACAGACGGCCCCAAAATCTTTAACGCTAACCTGCTCGCGCAGTTTGTTTTGGACACTTCGAGGTTGAGCGTTAGCACCAGCCTGCAAAAATCCTAAGTCTTTAGACGCAATGTTAACCGTTACGCCGCTTTGAACAGCGGCAAGCAACTCATCTCCGTCAGCCGGAAGATTAGCGTTGGGCAACCCAGAAATAGGAATAACGGCCATAACTTACTCCACAAAACCTTTTTTAGGCATTACCGGCAAAGACTTGTGTTCCCACGGAGGCGCAATAGCCGGATCGACGTCTGGCGACTTGTCAATTTGCGTTTGAACTTGTGCCTCAACGTCAGCAACCCCAGATTCGCCTAATGCAGCCTTTACCCAAGACACTGCAAGGTCTTCGGCAATATTTTCGTACGCCACAAACGCCGAAGCGTCGGGATCGGCAAGAGTTACTCGACCTGTAGCAAACCCATGCTTGTGTCCGTATGACTTACTAACCTCGTACGCGGCCTTAACGCATACTTTAAATAATCCGTCTTTATCAGACACCTCAAATCCAACAACCTTCCAGTTAGCCATTAGGCTGCTCCGTTCAAAGTGTTCCAGAGGCGGTAATCGTCAGCGTACTGCTGGCGTATAAATTCCTCCACGGCAGGCGTGATGACGCTGCGGCCAAAGTCGGTGGAAGTGTTGTAACGCACTAGCGGCTGCTCGGTGTTGCCGGTGATGCGGCGCAACTCGGCTTCCATGTTGCGGAAGTCCAGCGCCTTCACGTTCGGCGCTTGGTGCCATTTGGTTTGCGGGTCAAATATCACCGAAAACCGCTGCTGCATAGCGTCAAATACGGGGATCAAATCCTCGTATGACACCGTTTCCCGAGTTTTTGGGATGCCTTGGTCAATCAGGAACTGGTCAAGGATAGGGCGGTAATACGGAACCTGCTTAATGTGCAAAATACCGCTTTCAAACCGCAGAGCCGGATCACGCACAAAGGCGTAAATCTGATAGTTCTGAAGATTGGGATACATCCCAATAAACTGTTCGGGGGCAAAGTGGTTTCTGCCAATGTTTTTCCAGCCGCAACCGTGCAAAAACTGCATGACGGTGTTGGTTCCGCATTTGGTCGGAAACACAAATGCCTGTTGGCTTGGCTTGTGAAAAAACATTACGGCATCTCCGCAGGATCGGTGATAACGGGCGGTTTCTCGCCCATACGAGCCAGCGTTTCTTCATCAATCTCTGGTGCAGGCTCTGGCGGCGGCGACGGGGCTACAAACGTATCCGTCGCAGCATCGTAGGTATAACCAATGCCAGCATAAGCGCCACGAAAATTGGCGTTATAAGAGGTTTGTTTCCATACCGTATCCGCGCCATAAAGCGATTGGCAGAACGCCACGCCAAGTGGTTCGGATTCGGGGAACGGCAAATCCTTAATCACCGCGTTGTTAATTACGATGACATCCAAAACGACGTTATCAGCGTCAAGTTGTGCAAAGTGAGCCATGCGTCACCAAGTAATTGAGCCGGAGCCGGTAAATTTGTAAATGCGATAACCACCAGAAGTGGTTACGGTTGGCGATCCGGTTGTGGATGCGGCTAATGCGTAGGCGTCCGAGTAACGAATAATGACGATGCCGGAACCGCCTGACTTTCCTCCAGCCGTGCTGCCTGTAAACGCACAAGAGCCGCCACCACCGCCACCGCCTGTGTTGTTTGTTCCAGCAGTAGCATTGTCGCCGCCACTTTTACCGCCTTGACCACCACCACCTAAACCACCTTCTGGGTTGTTTCCAGCAATCGGCATACCGCCGCCACCACCGCCCGCGTAGTATGTGGCTGTTCCGCTAATGGATGTTTCTAGGCCGTCACCGCCGTAACCATTTGCGTCTGTGTTTCCAGACTCTGCTGCGCCGCCACCGCCGCCGCCTTTGTTGTCGGTGTCAAGTCCTTGTGTGTTGCCGCCCGCAGACCCTTGCCCACTTGTGCCTGCGCCGCCATTTTTTTGAGTAGTGGAAGAATAAAAACCGTTGATATATCTAACAGTAGGGCCACCACCACCGCCAGAGCCGCCACTTCCACCATCGCTATCGCCGCCGCCAGCGCCGCCGCCAGTAGAAGTTATAGTTGAAAAAACGGAATTTGATCCTTGCGCGCCACCGCCCGATATTGTGCCGCCTGCGCCTCCAGCGCCTATTGTTACGGTATAAGACGTACCTGCGGAAACAGCAAAGCCTGTTGCCGTTCTATAACCGCCTGCACCGCCGCCGCCGCCTTGGCGGTAAAAATCGTTTATATTTTTTCCAATAGTATTAGAAAAAAAACTACCAGCACCACCGCCACCGCCGCCCGCGACGACGAGGTATTCGACATCGGGAGGTGGGCCTGCTGGACCGCCTTTTGACGCAAGCAGCAATTGCATAATCCCAGACATATTAGGTCACATTCCCGCTGATAACGCAGACCGTGCCGCTGATAAACAAAATCGTCGCCACGCCGCGAGTTGCCAACGTAACAGACGCCTTGTCCGTGTTGGTGCCTGCAATGTACGCCGTCGTAATCGTGCAGGTAATTGTAATGTTGCCGGTCGTGTTGTTGAAGATCGAGATAACGTCGCCAGCAGCAAACGTCGCATCAGGAATCGTGATAGAGCCTGATGTGCCAACCCCAACAAACTTACCGATGTCACCAACGGCCAAAGTATAAGAAGTCGTCTTGTCGCTACCCGACTGCGGGATGTTGCGGAAACCAACCGAGAAGTTTTCATCCGGCAGCGTCACCGTACGAGCAGCCGATGGGCCGCTAAACGTAATGGTTTGGCTAAACACCGGAACAGTTGTGTTCGCATCCGGCAGCGTCATCGTGCGACTGGCCGACAGCGTGGTCGGAGTCAACGTGACAGCATACGAACTTGTACCGCCTGCGCGACCAGCCAGCACCACTGCGTCTTGCGTAGCAGCGGCTTCTGAACGTACGGCGCTTGCAGCGCGGAACGTCTGAACAGCCGTCCAGGTAGAAGCCGTGTCTGGTTTAGCATAGTCGGTGCCTGCCGTAGCCGCCGTAAAGGCGCTCGTGCCATTGCCCTTAACTATGCCGGTTAGAGTGGTTGCACCAGTGCCGCCATTAGCAACACTGACGGGCAGGCCAATATAGCCTACGATGTCTGCAACGGTGAGTTTGTAGTTAGCGCCACTTCGAGCGATGACAGTCTCGTCACCTGCTTGCGCCGGAGCGCCTGACGTTAACTGAGAAATCTTTTTGTCGACTGCCATTTATTGCTCCAAAAGAATGTAGCCGCCGTCTTCCAGCAGCAAGTTAGCGCCGTCCTCAAGTTCTAAGTTGCCCACCAATTCGTCCGGGTCAGGCGGGATTCCTAAAGGAATAATTGACCCTAGCCCAATGGCTATGCCATTTGAGGGGGCTATGCCGTAAAAAACAGTCATTAGTTGCCGCTAATCGGCTTGGCGTACACGCTGCCACCAGAGGCAACCTGAATTGCCGACACGCGCCACGGAGCGCCCGTGCCCTTCGGCACAATGAACGGCACCGGAACGTTTGCCGGGATCGGCGTGCTGCTGGCGGTTGCCGTCACGCCCTCGCCAACGGCGATATAAGCGGCGGTCGTAGCCCACACCACAACACCCTCGACGCCAGCGTCCCAAGTGCCCGTAGACCCGGCAGTGCCCGTATAAGCGGCAGTCTTGGCCGGGAACAGACTGTCATTCAGTGGATTAAGTAATTGCATATCCATTCCTCACGCCAAGAACCTAAGTTTGTACAAAGTGCTAAGATACAACGAGATAATCTCGTCGATAATATTTTGAATGGCCGAGTCGCTTTCGTCGCAAAACTTGTAGCGATTAGCCTCAATCTCAGCCAATTGGTCTTGCAGAAACTCGACGACATTGCTGGTCTTTTTGGCGGACATTAGCGTGATCGGACCAATCAGGCCGTGACGACCCTGATAGGCTTCCGCAAAGTCGTCGGCCAGATCAACCACCTTGTCGTAAAAGCCGCCTAACGCCTTATGTTTGGCGTACGAGCGGGTGTTCAGATGCACGGAATGGGTGACATCCCGCGCTAGAAACAACATGCCTACAAAGTCAGCCGGTTTCATACCATTCCCTCGCCCATTTGCGGAGTTTCACGTGAAACTTCCTGGGGCATTAAATCTGCGCTTGACATCATACCCGAAATCGTGCCCATAACGATGTCCTGAATCTGCTCTTCGTTCATGCCGCTCTGGACAGCGCTAATACGCTTGGTTTCGGCGTCGTAAGCCTTGATGGCTGCTTCCTGCTCCTTGATACGCAGTTCGGTGGCTTCCATCGACTGCGATACGCGCTGGAGCATCTCCTGCATCATCTGCATTTCTTGGCCCATAACCTCAATTTGCTGGTTAGCGGCCTGCAACGCCGGGTCTTCATCCGGGTCAGCAAGGAGTTTGGGATCAATCGTCTTAGCCAAGCGCTTGGCGATCTCTTGGGCACCCGGCCAATCCATGTTCTTAACGAACAGGTCGCCAGCCACCTGCCAGAGGGCGGGATTCGCCTGGAGAATCTGCGACATGGCTTCCATCGCTTCCTGACGTTTGGTCAGGTAGGACGGACCCGTCGTTACAGCCACGTCGTACTTACCGACAGACGGGTTGTAAATCTTCTCGATGACAATGCCCGCCTCGTCCACGATCTTGCGGACAGGCTCCGGCTGCATCGGGTCGATACGCACCGTGCCCGTCTCACCGTCAATGCCGATGATGCGAGCAATACGCTGAGTGTCGTAAATCTTCGGAATCAAGTCCACCAACTGTCGCGTGACGTAGCGAACAGCGCGGGCCAAGTTATCAACGTAGTGGTAAGACCCCGTGTCGCCCTGTCGTTCACGCGCCAAAATGGCTCTGCCCGAACGCTCGTTAGACGTGGCGCCAAGGCTAGAATCATAGTAGCCAGTCGTGGACTTAATGTCGTCCGACGCGCCCATCTTAGCCTGAATCAGGCCGGTCTGTGCAAGGGGTGGCGCCGCACGCTGCGGCAGCGGCAACATGCTGCCAGCGCCGTCAGTTACGTCAGGATTGACCTCAAGATACGGCCAGTTCTGGGTGTTAGCCGTCTTCCACTGATGCTCGTAGCCCTCGAACTGCCCGCCATAACCGATAAACGGCGCTTTGGGAGCCAAGGCGAGCATTTCCGCCTCTTGGGACACCCAGTAGTTGTACATGCGCTGGGCGTCTTTAGCGTTGCGTACGAGGCCGCTGATATAAATGCGACCCTCTACTTCGTACTCGTTACCGACAACGCGGATGACCGGGATATGCTTACCCGGCCAGTCTTGCTCTTCAAGAATTTCGTAGCCGTTGGTCTTGATCCACTTGATGCGGCGGATGTCCACTTCGCGGCTGCGAACGGACTGCAAGCCCATCATTTCCAACTGCTTGGCTTCTGGAGACCCGGCAAACGCCGTTTGGTTGCCCGGATAGAGGTTTAACTTCGCTTTTTCGTAGTAAGCGTAGAAGTATTCCGCAATCCGAACGGAGTCATCCGTAATCCATTGCGCCAAATTCTCGTCACCAACACCACGCTGCTGGATCGACGAGATTGGCTCTGCGTCAGGAAAATGACGCTCAAACTCCTCACGGGGCATGTCCTCAGTTATAAAACACCACTCGGCATCCGAACCACAAGGGTCTTGGATGTGCGGGTCCATGTAGACCGAGAACGAGTTTCGCACACGTCCGATGCGAATGTCTTGGTCGAAGGTGTTGTCGTCGCAATACTCGGTCAGTATGCGGATATAGCCTTCGCCGTAAGTAACCTGGTTCTCGCACGCAGTGTCGTAGGCGACATCGGCGTCCGAGATGTACTCAATGTGGCGGACAATTCCGTCGAAAATCTCAGCGACTTCAACGTCTGCTTTGTCATCAACCGGAATAACCTTGCCCGAGGGTCGGTTTTGGCGCTGGTCGTTGGTGACCTGCCGAACGTGCTGGGGTAGTTTGTTAATGGTCAGGCAGGGACGCGCATTGATCGTCTGACCCTGCACGGCGCCACGGGTTGCCAGCACTTCCTGC